ATAAGTCTACATATAATTATTATATTACTACTGACTTTGCTACCTCTGAGAAGCAGTCTGCAGATTACTCAGTAATATCTGTGTGGGCAGTAAACCATCTGAATCAATTCTACTATGTTGATGGTGTCTGTAAGCGTCAGACTATGGATAAGAATGTAGAGGATTTATTTGGTTTCTGTAGTAAGTACAAACCTCTCAGTGTTGGTATTGAAGTATCAGGACAACAAGAAGGCTTTATTCCTTGGCTTAAAAAAGAGCAAGTACGTAGGCAGATTTACTTTAACTTTGCTTCTAGTAATAACTCTAATAAGCCGGGTATTAGACCTAGTGTGGATAAACTGCAGAGGTTTTATGTAGTAGTGCCTTGGTTTAATGCAGGTAATATGTTCTTCCCTGAAGAGTTACAGGACACTCCTGTACTTATTGAGGCTATGGAAGAATTACGCTTAGCTTCATCTAATGGTTTAAAATCCAAACATGATGACTTTATAGATACGATATCTATGCTTGGTTGTATGCATATTATTGTACCTTCCCAGTCACAAGAGCTATCCTATAACCCTGATTCTAATCTATGGTCTTCAAGTCCTTTGGAGTCTAGTAGTGAATCAGCTCTCAAAAACTATATTGTATAGGTGCTTATGAAGCTTTCTAAGATATTTGAAACTTTAGCTGCTAGTGAGGTGTTTACCTACGAAATGGCAGATGAAGGTGGAGATATACTTCCTAGATATAGACGTAGGATAACTACTCTAATTAATTCAGGATTGTCTGATCTATATCAGAGATTCAGTATTAAAGAAGGTGTACTTGATTTAGAAGTAACTGAAGATGTTCAGCATTACGTTTTAAGTGCTGATGTGTTGGAAGTACTTCGGATGACTACACCCGAAGGTAAAGTATATAGTCTAAACAGTGTAACCTCTTCTCTCACTCCTACAACAGGACCTTATGGTAATGTCTCTTCTCACTCTAGCAATCCTTCTTTATGTCATGCTTCTTACAATGAGTTATTTTTCTCACATGTACCTTGCGCAGGTGTATACCACATCGTGTACAAAGGAGATGCCACGCATATTAGTTTGGATGACATCGATACCATTGATCCTAAGACGGTTGAGATACCACTTCCTTTAACGTATTTGAATGCTCTTTGTTATTACGTAGCTGCTAAGGTTTATAACCCTGCAGGTGCTGAGTCTGTAGCACGTAGTATGTTCCATGAAGGTAATAACTGGAGATCAATGTACGAAGAAGAATGTAATAGGCTTAAAGCGAATCTTGCAGGAGCTAAGTCATTTAACGAAGTATCTAATTTTACTCGAGGAGGTTGGGTATAAAGTGAAAACCCCCAAACTTCTCGGAAAGTAAGGGGGTAGTTACGATGGCACTAGATGAATATTAAGTAGTAATATTAATAGAGTCAACTATAATCCAATGAAGTATTTACAATAGGCTACTTTAATGGAAAATATTGATCTATCCCCTCAAGATACGAAAGATAAGTTAACAGACTGGAAGAATCCCCCAGCAGTTACTAATCTTAAAGCTGATCTTAGTGCAGCAGACGAGTATCATAAAACACAGACGGCTAAGATAACTAATTGGCTTGATGCTCTTCATTTACGCGGAAAACACGCACCCCTCAAAATACCTAATAAAAGTACTATTGCTCCAAAGCTTATTCGTAAACAGAATGAGTGGAGGTATTCTGCACTGACTGAAGTGTTACTGGCTTCAACAGATTTATATAATATTAGTCCTACATCGTGGGAAGATACGAAATCAGCTTACCAGAATGAGCTTATTATTAATAAACAGTTTGATACTCAGATTGATAAGATACGTTTTGTAGATACTATGGTACGTGCTTTAGTTGATGAAGGTACTGCAATCTTACGTACAGGTTGGAATACTGTAGAAGAAGAGGTTACAGAAGAAGTACCAAAGTATATGCAGGTCATTGATCCTACTTATATGGAAGAACTTCAAGGGTTGATGCAAGAACTTCAAGCAAATCCTGCACTTGAAGCAGAATTGACTGAAGCAGAGAAGATGAGTATTCAGTTAAGCCAAGAAGCTCAGCAACCAGTTCGTGTTTATGAAGACGGAACTGAAACGCAAACTACAATGAAAGTTATCCGAAATCATCCTACAGTTGATGTATGTCATTTTGATGATGTATATGTAGACCCCACCTGTAATGGTGATTTAAATAAGGCAAGTTTTGTTATCTACAAGTTCGAAACTTCAATGTCTGATTTGAAACGCGCAGGTATCTACACTAACTTGGAGAACATCAATGTACAAAACGCAACAACAACACCTGCAGATAATGCATCGGAATATCAGAGAACCTCAACAGCAAGTAACTTCAAATTTAAAGACGAAGCTAGGCAGAAACTATTCTGTTACGAGTATTGGGGATATTATGATATTAATTCTGATGGTATTGCTCGCCCTATCGTATGTACATGGGTAGGTGACACTATTATCCGTATGGAAGAAAATCCATACCCCGATAAGAAGTTTCCTTTTGTATTCATCCCTTTTATGCCCGTAAAAGATTCATTATACGGGGAACCTGATGCAGAGTTATTAATTGATAATCAACGTATCCAAGGTGCTGTATTACGAGCTGTAATAGACCTAGTAGCTAAGAACTCAGCAGGACAGACTGGTTTTGCTAAAGGTGCTTTGGATACGACTAACTTTAATAAATTCCGTAATGGTGACGACTTCGAGTTTAACCCTAATGCTGGGGATATTCGTAATACAGTCTTTACTCAAAACTTCCCTAACATCCCTGAGACAGTACCTTTCTTAATGAACTTAGTTAATTCAGACGCTGAGTCTTTAACAGGTGTACGTGCATTCTCTCAGTCTGGTATTTCAGGTGTGAATATGGGACAGACTGCTGAAGCTGTACGTGGAGCACTAGATGCTGCCTCTAAACGAGAGATGGGTATTGTACGTAGATTAGGTAATGGTTTAGTTGAAGTAGCTCGTAAGTTCCTAGCAATGAATGCTGTGTTCTTAGAAGAAGAAGAAATTGTACGAGTAACTAATGAGAATTTTATTCCAATTAAGCGAGATGATTTACGTGGAGAGTTCGATCTACGTATTAACTTATCTACTCCTGAAGAAGATTCTCAAAAAGCTCAAGTACTCAGCATGATGACTCAAACTATTGGTAATACTTTAGATCAGTCATTTACTAAGATGCTGCTTGCTAAGATTTCTCGTCTATATAAGATTCCTGACTTGGCTCACGCTGTAGAGAATTTCAACCCACAACCTGATCCTATGCAACAAGCTATGCAAGAAGCTGAGTTACAGAAAGCTCAAGCAGAAGCAAAACTTCTTATGGCACAAGCTATGGAAGCAGAAGCTAAAGCACAACTTAATGCAGCTAAGATTAATGTTGAAGGTGCTCGTGCAGCTAATATGCAGTCAACCACTGACAAGAACAATTTAGACTTCTATAAGGATGCCGAAGGCATCAAACACGAAGAATCTTTAGAGCAATCTCGTCAGCAATCACAAGCAGCTTTACAGAAAGAGCAGCTGAAGCAAGATAGCTTATTTAGTCAAAATCTCTTAAAGAATCAAACAGACTTGACTAAAGAACAAATTAAAGCTAATTTGCAGAAAACTCAACGTAGTGCTTATGAGTAAGTAAATAACTTATGGATATCGTAGAAGAGCGTAAATTAGCAGAAGAAGTAAGAGAATTACGACTTCAAAAAGATTTAGCTGAATCCTTTAAAAGATTGAGTATTAATCCTGATTTTAGAAAAGTAGTTGAAAACTATTACTTGAACTCTTATGCGGTATCCTTAGTCCTAGCAAAAGCTAATCCAGCAATGACAGTGGAACAACAATCATTGTTAGAGCACAGGCTAAATAGTATTGCTACATTCTCCCGCTTTCTAAAAGAAATGGAAAATCTGGTAGATACTGTTGACGTTAGATTAGCTGATGCATCTCAGTCACTACAGCAAATCACACTCTAGGAATACACATGACAATTGACTACTCGGCTTTAACTCCTGAAGCGTTAAGTAAAATGACTGATGAAGAGTTTAATAGAATTGATCCAAGTAAACTTCCTGAGTTTACCAATGGATCGTTTGAAACTACTTCTGAACAGTTAGTAGCGCAAGGCAGCGATGAAGACCTTGAAGAAAATACTGAAGCAGACCCGATCTCTCAACCTCCTGCACAAGAAGAAGATAACCTTTATCAGCAACCTACTAAACCACACGTAGAGGAAGTAGCTGAAGCACCTCAAGTTAGTGCTAAGCAAAGCGAAGCACCTAACGCAGAGAGTGCTGAAGATACTCCTCCAACAACCCAAGACACAACTGCAGCTGCAGACTTCTATACCAAAGTCACAGCCAAGTTCAATGCAAGCGGTAAAGAGTTCCAAGTAGACAATGCTGATGATGTAGTCTCTCTTATGCAAAAAGGCATTGATTACAATATTAAGATGTCAACGCTTAAACCTGCTCTTAAGATGGTAAAGGCTTTAGAAGCTCATGGGATTACTCAAGAAGACCTTGGTTTATTGATTGATATTCACAATCGTAAGCCAGAAGCAATTGCGAGTTTAGTGAAGCAAGCAGATATTGATCTCTACTCTGTAGATGAAGATTCTGTTGATCGCTACGCTCCTACTGATGCTCAGATTACTGATGAGGAATATGAATTCCAAAACGTAATCTCAAGTATTAGTGCTTCACCTCGCTATGCTGATGTTATGCAATTCGTTGCTAACAGCACTGTAGCGGACAAACAGGAAGTGTACTCACAACCTCAAATTCTTAAATCACTTGTAGAACATGCTCAGCTAGGTATCTTTGATAAGGTTATGGCAGAAGTTGATAAGCTACAGCATTTAGGACGATTACCTCAAGGTATGACTCCATTGCAAGCATATCATGCTATTGGTTCTCAAATGTTTGGAGGAGAGCCAACTCCAAGCCAAGAACAACCTCGAGTAAACCCACAGGTACAACAACCTATTGCTAGACCTGTTCAACGACCTGCACAACAACCTCAAAGTAATACTGCTAGACGTGCAGCAGCAGCTCCATCTAATGCTGCTAAACCAGGTGCTAAGCCTAAGCCTACACCGCATGACTTGTTTACTATGAGTGATGAAGAATTCTCTAAGATTGATCCTAACTTTTTATAAGGTAATAGCCCATGACTCAGCAATATAACAACCCTGCTAATGCACAACCGTCTTCAGCAGGTACTCAACTTCAAGATTTCTACTACGCACGTAAAGCGTTAACAGAGATTGCTCACGAACAGTTCTTCACTCCATTGGCTTCAACTACTGATATGCCAATGCATTATGGTAAGCGTATCGTACGTTATGTGTATGTACCTTTACTTGATGATCGTAACGTAAACGATGAAGGCTTAGATGCTCAAGGTGCAACTACCGTAAATGGTAACTTATACGGTTCTAGCCGAGATGTTGGTAAGATCATAGGTAAGATGCCTGTAATTTCTGAATCTGGTGGTCGTGTTAACCGTGCTGGTTATACTCGTAAAACTATTGAAGGTACTTTCCAGAACTACGGTATCTTCTCTGACTACACAGAAGATTCTGTAAACTTCGATACAGACGCTGAGCTAATGACCCACATTAACCGTGAGATGCTTATTGGTGCGAACCAAATCACTGAAGATTTACTTCAAGTAGATTTGATCTCTAACGCAGGTGTAAACATCTTTGCAGGCGCTGCTACTACTACAGCAACTATTGGTAAAACTGATGTAGTTGATTATGCAACTCTTGTTAACTTAGCTACTACTTTGGATAACAACCGTACTCCAAAAGATACTAAGATTAATACTGGTTCTACTATGGTAGATACTAAGACGTTACCTGCTGCTCGTATCTTGTATGCTGGTCCATCTATGAAGAATACGTTCCGTAAGATGGTTGACTTCTTTGGTAATCCTGCATTTATCCCTACGCATCAATATGCTTCAGGACAAACTCCACTTAAAGGTGAGATTGGTCAGATTGATGAATTCCGTATTGTCATCAACCCTCAAATGATGGCTTGGGAAGGTTCAGGTGCTGCAGGTATTAATGCTGATGGTGTTCATACTTCAGGTGGTAAAGTAAACGTTTATCCGTTACTTGTTGTAGGTTCTGAATCATTCACTACTATTGGTTTCCAATCAGATGCTAAGTCAGTGAAGTTCAAGATCATTCACAAGAAGCCTGGTATTGAGACTGCATCTGATCGTGACCCATACGGTAAGAAAGGCTTCATGTCTGTGCAGTGGTGGTACGGTTTCATGGTACTACGTGCAGAACGCCTTGCAGTAATCAAAACTGCTGCTAAACTCTAAGCAGTAACTAAAGGGGGAGCATTGCTCCCCTTCTCATCTATATAACAATCAACCCATAGGTAATCACATGTCTAATGAAACAACTCAAGAAGCACCTACAGTTAATGGAAAGACTGAGCTTGACATCCTTAAAGCTCAAGCAGATCGGATGGGTATTTCATATAAAGCCAACATTTCACTCACAACACTTAAAGCGAAAATCCAACTAGCTCAAGAAGGTGAATCTTTAGATGCTCCTGATGCTAAAGCATCAAGTACAGATCAAGAAGATAAGGCTGATTCAGTATATAAACAAGCTATG